TCTTCCATTGCTTACAACTGGCTTGTGGATGTGGACGGAACTATCTATGAGGGCAGAGCGCAAAGTTCTGTGGGTGGTGCCACTAAAGATTGGAACTTTAAAACTGAATCAATTTCGTACATCGGTTACGGTTTTGAACCGTTAACTTTGGAAGCCCAACAGGGTGTTAAAGAAGTTATCGAATATTTGCAACACAAATATGGGAACAGTTTGTGGATTAAAGGTCACAGAGATTTAGCTAACACCAGTTGCCCTGGTGATTGGTTGTACGACTGGGTTATGGCAGGCGCTAAAGAAGTAGCTGCTGCTGGTGGTGTCACTCAAGATGACACCAAACCTGTCGATTGGGAGGAACTTATCCGTTATCTACGCAACGTGGGTAAAGGATTAGCTAAGAAACCTTTGAAGCGTGGTTCTCGTGGCAAGAATGTTCTCGCCATACAGGATGCTTTGAAGAAAAGAGACATTGATCCTGGTCCTATTGATGGCATTTTTGGTTTCAAAACTAAGAAAGCTGTGCAAAAGTTCCAGTTAAATCAAGGGTTTCTTAAACCCAATGGTCGGGTTGATGAGCGTACATGGGACGCTCTGCTATTTAGGTAGGAGGTCATTTCGATGCCCAAAGGTAAAGGTTACGGACCTACGTTTGAAGAAACGTTTGGTTCTCAAGACAAGCAGCCGTACAACAGTACGTCTTCTTTCAACATGTGGGATATGTCGCAGAAAGCTAAGAAAGCTGCTGCGTATCTTCGTAAAACTAATTTAGGGAACGCCGCTCAGGGTGGCCGCCCTTTCGGAAAGTAGGTTAAGATGCCTCACAAATTAGATGGTACTACTCCTAGTTTGAAAGCTGAGAGTGTTGTCGTGTCGAGTGTTACTCGACCCACTGCTAATCTTGGTACGTTATCTGGTGACGCTATGTTGCGTATGGCTAACGGTATGCGAGCTAAGTTCGACGAGAACGATTAGTGGCTAGAAAAAGACCTAAACGTCCACGCTACTAATGCCTCTTAAATCAGGATCATCTCAACAGGTGATCAGTCACAACATAGGCGTGCTAATCAACGAGGGTAAACCTCGTGATCAAGCTGCTGCGATAGCCTATGATAAAGCAAACAGATCTAAAAAAGGAAAAAAATAATGTCCGCTGTAAGTTCAGGAAATTGGGGAGACAGACTAGAAAGAGCAGGGGCCACGTTCGTGCAGTCCTTTCTTTCAGTATTTATAATAGGAGATATGTCTACTGCTAAGACCGCACTCATAGGTGCTGGTGCTTCTGTATTGGCCATGGCGAAAGCTTGGGCTAAAGAAGTCTTAGACAAGCGAGCAGCCTGATGGCTGCCGCTGAGAATGATAACGACTGGGATCTATTCTTAGCGGAACACGCTGACGACATACAAACATCTATAACAGAAAACCTGGTTAAGAACGCTCACCTGTTCGACACGCATGACGGTAGTCATGCAGGCTGGTCTGATGGGGAGCTGGGTATTCTGATTGTTTTAACAGAGGAAGAGGTTGAAGCTTTAGCTTCAGAGGATTGGCGGCTCGAAGAAGGGTTCGCTAACCATCCTAGTAACAGAGAGTATTTCGGCAGGCTTATTCAAGACTTGGCGTTACGTGCTTTGGACGCTAAAGGACCTTACTAATCTCGTATCTTTCTGCGAGTTCAGGCATTTCTCTTAACAATATTTGGGCAAACATTGCTGCTACTGCGTCACGTCTACGTGCCACAGTTGTTTTTGGTATGCCCGTAAGACCTTCTACTTGACGCAATGACATACCCTCCCCGTATACCATCACCAGTACATCACGGTAATCTTCGGGTAGTTCCTCTAATGCTTTCTGCACGACGAAAGAAAAATCGGATTGGGTTTGAATTTCTTCAGCCGTTGGTAACGGATTTTCGTTCGGGGGCGTTTGCATCAACGCCGCTAGAGAATTTGACGGGAGGTTCGACATGGAAAGTCCTAACATACGAACAAGAAAAGTGGCGCTCATCGCCGTGGATTCCACGATCCACGAGTCCGATGGTACCGATACAACTTTCTGCATTCAAGAACCTAACGTCGTCCATACCTCCTCTGCTTTAATAGCATAGTACTCTTTCCCCTCTGGGAAGGTGCGGATCTCTGCACGATCTATGAAAGGTCGCAGCTTCTTAATAGGAAACATGAGCTGTCTTTCGTAAAAAGAATCGTATAAAAAAAGTTGAACAGGCATCAGGTTACGATCCCACCAGAGGAGAGCCTGCCATTTGTCTGGTTTCATGTGAATGATTTGTTTCTTCCCGAACCCTTGCACTTCAACCAGGTTGTTTGAAGTTAAATAATCGGGGGTGTATCTGATACGAGGAGGTAACTTCCACATCGCTAACGGTGGTCTGTTCAAACCATAACGTACAAAGTTGTGTTCCGACCATTCCTCAAATTTTCCTTCCGCTAAATCACCCATCTCATAAAATCTTTTATTGAAGGAACGATCAGAAAAGGTCATAGTTTGGTGGCCTCAATGTGGTGGACTTGGTTGTCGTCAGGGTAAGCGATACCATTCAAACCATCTAACGTTGCTTTAATAGCGTTATCTAAATCGAAACGCAATTTCGATTTTTCACAAGACAACTCTTCTATCTCTATGCACTGATGTTCAGTGGTGTACGTGATCCTCATAAGTACTGGTCCTTCAAACATCGGACCGTCATATGCTTCAGCTATCTTCGCTTCATATTCGAGAGTGTCTTTGGGTGTGTAGACCCGCCCTCTTCTTGTCATTCGAGGGCGACCCTTTGGTTTGGGTCTACCCTTAACGGTAAATGCGTGTTCTTGAGGCGACATCATCCTGCGCTTTCATAGCTAGGTTGCGTAGCTGGGGTACCTGATCGTGGCGTGGTTTCCCGTTCTGCCAAAACTTGTGTGTGAATCTGTTATCCATGTCTTCTAAACAACCTACCACCATATTCATGTCGTGTCCGTCACGGAAAGCTAGACACGCCCAACTGTACAGCCAGCCGTGTCTCCCTCTTCCTCTCCCTTGGTTCTCCGTGTAGGCACCTGCGGGTGGACCGTTCTCATATTGTTTCTTCAAAGCACCACTCATCTTAGACGGTGCTGCTTTGTAAACGGGGTTTGGTATGTGAGGTTTAGGTTCTGTTTTCAGCAACGCTGACGCTTTGATGTCTGCGATCTTCGCACGTTTACCGTTTGCTTCTTGAAGGAAGTCTTCCAAAGGGAGTGGTTCTCCTTGTTCGTTAACAACCACCTGACGATCAACTCTTGCACGTTTACCATGATACGGTAAACGAACAAAGTTTCCTGGCGGTCCTGTTAACCATTCGCTTTTAGGGAACGGTGAGTCTGTTGGTACTCCTGCCATTTCTTCTGCTGCTAACAGGCATCTTCTCATGTCTGTTGTTGAGCACCATGTGTCAGCAAACACCCATATGTGCGCCCCGCCTGATCGTGTACGTTCAACCCATGATGGTATTGATTGCACTTGAAGGATGTTGTGTATGGAGAAAGCGTATTCCATTACTTCATCTTCTGTGCCTTGGCCTGTGTGTGCGTCTGATTTTGCGTCAATGTCGATGCAACCCCATGAGCAAACCCACAGTTCTTTACGCATGTCAGGGTAGGTGCGAACGATTTTACCGTTGCCTTCTTCCACCCATCCTCTTGGCCCTACGTGTTTGTTCGTCGGGTCGTAGATCATCGGGTATATACCTAATGGTATCTCCCCGTCTAGGTGCCGTCTGAAATGTGCGAGGGTCAGGTCTTCCCACACTGCGTGCGGGTTGTCTCCTGATTCTCCCCATGCGTGGGGGAACCCGTGGAATGTCATGTAGAACAGGGAAGTGAAATCATTCATCGTCTGGTCCCATCCGTAGCTGTATTCTCAGCTCCTCATATGGGTCTACTAAAGCTCCTGAAGGTTTAATCTCCATCTTCAATGACACTTTCTTACCGTCGAACCTTTTGTTCTTAACTAATGCTACTCCAAAAAAGTTCTCTAACGTGGCACGTTCCTCCATGGGCAGGGATGAATCTTCGTGTGGTCGCCACACTGTGATCATAAAGTGAGCTAAGTCTTCGCCACCGAATCTACCTGATTCGATACCTAAGGCTGCTCCTCTGTTGCCGCTACCTCGTGACGCTTGGTG